TTGCTTTCTTTTTTGCTGCTTTTGAACGCGCCATCCACTGAGACTTTTCCTCGCTTCTCAGCGAGGTCTCTAAGTCTCCTCTCATGGGCAGCAATCTGCTTCTCTGTCTCCGCAATTTGCTTGTCATAGTTGGTTTCACCACCCTTTCCTTTTCCTCTCTTCTTCTTTCGGCCTCTGCCGCGCTCTGAATGTTTAGTTTCGTAATTGGGTCGTTCCTCCAGTCCTGTAGGTGTGGGTCCGGAAACAAGTTCAACACTTTTTCCATAAGCCATGCTCCCCCCGCTAGGGGGTATACCATTGCATCTGAGACTAATTTTTTCACCGGCCCGTACGACTGGTACATCGCGTTCCGCTGATTCGACTGTGTAAACCCAGTAACATAATCCGTCATCCTTGTCGATAATGGTTTTTCCTGTCATTTCTGACAGGTTTACAAAAGTTTCTCTCCCGGTCCAAAAGCTCTCAACGAACTCATCGGAGAAGGGCAGTTGGCCCTGAGGGGTAGTCACACAATCTGTTAATTTCTTAGCAATAGCTTGTGCTTGAGCATTTCCCGCACAGTTAAGGCGCATACTTTGCACAGCACAATACAGTTCTATTGGCGCATTCTTCATATGGCATATGTTCATAACGGTTTTAGGCCATCTCGTAAACGAGACGCCACACTTACTATCATCAAAAGTATATCCTAAAAAGGATAAACCCATGGTGCTTTCAGATTCGCCAATGTCCGCCTCAGTAATCTCAATACCGATATTCCGTAGCCGAGCAACAGTTTTTGCTTTCGGTCGAAAAGGTTTAAGCCCACCATCGAGAGAATCATCACCGTACTTATTCATAAATCTTCCGAAATCAAAGTACCATTGATAAAACTCCATCTCTGACGGGACCTTATCGAACGCTGCATATATAGTTACAGCCACGTTGTAGAATCCATTAAGTTCGCCTGTCCATCTATTACCGCTAGAATTAAAATTAGCTTCATCGGATTCATAGACACCTCCATCAATCCTCCACTGTTTAACACCGCATAAGCTTTGTTTAACGAACAAAAACAAATTATTAGTTTGTCTATGTTCAATATTAATTCCATAAGTAGTACTCATAGCATCGAGACATGCCTCCTGCATTTCTCCAATCTGAGTAAGATCATAAAAAGTATAATCAGCTTCACGCTTGTATTTCACATCATCCAGCTGACGCCGGATGCGAAGTAAGCCACCTTTGGCAACGCACATACCAATTCGATTCCATCCCTCCATACAACGTTTCTTAACTGATTCAAAACCAGAAGACAACATTATTTGGGCAAGGATAACAACTAAATTTGCACATACTACCATACGAGTTCTGCCTTGTTCAATTTTCTTTTTCTTCAAAAATTCAGGTTTAGGGTTAACATCACCGATATTACAGGCTAAGTTCGTTGGAACTTTGCCTTCTGCAATTTCATTTAGTGCTTCTTGGACGGTAGCCCAACAAGTATCACAATTCTTGACATCAACTTTAACCTGATGAACACGGCCGCAAGGGCTATCCGTCGTATTAAACGGGTAGCCAGCGGCTTTCTTCTCTAATTTTGCCTCGACAATTACTTGCCAAGCATCACTAACAGATATATGATTATATTTTTCTTTTGCGACAGGTCCGAGGGCCGCTAAATGCTGTCGCATAAAGGGGACCCAATCCTGAAGATCATCAGGCCTTGGAATTTTCTTGTCAGCAAAACGCTTAAATACACTTTCCAAAGTCTTTCGATCGACAGGAGCATAAGCATATGATTGCTTATGTTCGTCACTCATCGATTCAAACACCTCCTTGAATATAGGGTTAAACGTTAAATTAGGTTCAGGGAAGTGTTTTCGCGGACATTCACAAACAAGTTGCCAATGTTCAAATTTCTTCTTAAATTCAACGTAGGGATCTTCTTGGTCATTATTAAAACCGTCGTGTGTCCCCACCACTTCGGTCATTTTATGGATAGGCACAATATCATTCGCATGCTGCGAGGACCCTTGCCCCGCATATTGTTTATTAATTTGATGCAGCTTCTGTTTCAGATTTGCACGCGGATTAACTTTTTGCCCATGCCGAGATGCGTTTGCCATCGCATTCGGCTGCCTTTTTTGTCCACCTCGAGAATTATGTTTAGAATTACCTCCTCCACTACTCCCGTAACTGTGTCCACCTTTGTATCCATCTCTCGCGTCATATGTACTACCGGAAGCAACACCAAGCTCATCTTCCAGCAATTCCCACAAATTTTCATAAACTGCGGTACCGTTATTCGACTGCACAAGATAATGGTTCTGATCTCCATTCCAAGTGACTTGCGCTACTTGTTCCCCTTCATTATACAAACCGAAAGAGAGTTCTTCATCACCGTACATGTTCTGCACGTATTGAATACGTGACTGATCAAATCCGTGATGTTTTAATCTCTCTACAATTTGAGTAACATCAGTTGGGTCCCAGGTCTCTTTGATAGTAGCTGTCTTTGACAACAGCACATTAATTAACTCCTGGGTGAAACCCGTAGCACCGCCAAATTTGTTCGACCCTTCTTTATGGATAGCTACACAAGCATTTCCAAAAAACATAGGGGACCCAGACTGACCGGCGAAAGAGGAGTTCTCATGATACATAGTGTCGCCACTACGTTTCATAAAAGTCCCTGCAGACGTCAAATTAATCTTGTCCCAATAGTTATTTACTGGGCCGTCGTTACAGTACATTGTAACATGCATACCTTCTGTGGCAGCAGCGATCGTACAAACCTTCGGCCCTATTGGGACCGAAATGACCGCGATATCTCTATCTTGGTCCTCCCATATCACTATGAGGGGTTCCTCAAAAACTTTTCCTTTCGAATCAGACCAAACGACTTTCATAAGGTTTCTAGGAAACCTTCTGGAGTCAATCTGGTGGAATGTAACGACTGCTAGGCCGGTCTTGTAGACCACGCCGAG